CTGCAAAAAAGTGTGGGCGGTAGTCATCGATCTGCCCGACAAACTTGTGCAACAAAGCCAACTCAAACCGATCACCAATGAACCGGATATCACCGACCAACTCTTCAAAGCTGGTCTTTGGTTCAGTAGAATCACCCTCATCGTTGCAGCCCAACACCAACGCCTTACCAGCTAGCGGCTGGGGATAGTTGCGGTGGATCCAGAATGTCTGATCCTCGACATACAAACCCTCATCATCGACAAAGGCTGCATCTTGGTTTCGATACAGACGCACGACATCGAAACAACCACGGCTGGCATCGATCATGCGACTGATGCTTTTATAATCGCCGTCATAGTCAACTGTCGTGACGTTCTGGCTAAATGGATTTATGAAGTATGCGTTCATTACTCAGTCTCCTCCTCTTCTTCTTCATATCCACGTTCATCCCATTGTTGAAAACCCTCGTGGCTATCATCGGGATACCATGTCGGATAACAATCTTCATTCATTGTTTTGCTCCCTTCACTGTCATTGGTTTGGATTTAGCCTGCTTCAACCACCCACGGTTGTTGATCGTAATGTGCAACACACGATGACGTAGTTTCGGTTTCGCTAGACCGATAGTAATTGGCTTGTGTTTCATGGTGAGAACCCCTTCTACCTTGAACCTTGAACCTTGGTGCTTTACAATTAACACCTGATTTAGTAGAATCCTAGCATAATATCCCATAAGGTCAAACATAAAAGTAACAGGACATATAATGTTTTCTACGGGTAAACAATTTATTTTATTTTTTTTCAAATTAGGCGTAACAAGCGTAACAAGCGTAACATTTGTTGGTGACCAACAGTTATAGCTGTTACACTTGTGACACGTTGTTACACTAGTAAGATGGGCGCGAGGTGGATTTTGCAAAATAAAACAGACAAACCCACAGAAAACACTATAGGCAAAGCTGGTAGACCTGCTGGTCTCACCAACAGACAGCGTGAATTTGCCAAGTATTATGTCGAGGGTAAGTACTCCAACGCAGAGTGTGCTAGAAAAGCTGGCTATGCTGAAGGTAGTGCCGCGCAACATGCCGCCAAACTGCTTGACGGTAAATCCTTTCCTGATGTGCCCGAACTGATCAAAGACATGCGCCAAGCCAGAGAGCGTAGATACGGCGTGACCTTGATCAATCAACTCAAACGGTTTGAAGAATTGTCGGTTGCCGCTGAAGAGGCTGGACAATTTAGTGCCGCGATCAATGCTGAGAAGATACGATCTAGTCTTGGTGGCTTGACCATCGATAGGCGAGAGTCCACACATGTGCATCAACTTGACAATCTTTCGCGTGAAGACATTGTCGCTCGACTCGCCGCGATCAGGAAGCAATACCCCAATGCATTCCCCGAACCTGAGATGAAAAGGGTTGAAGATGCCACGAACAGAACAAAGCCTGTGGAACTCATTGAAGCAAAATTTACCGAAAAAGACCCACTTCCAGCGAATAGAGAATAGGGCTGGTGAAGGTATGCCAGATGTATATCTGTGCATGGATGGCGTACCAATTTGGTCTGAATTAAAAATAATTAAAAATGGCAAGGTCTCTGTGTCAAAGTCCCAGATTGCTTGGCATTTGGGGCATACGCGCTGTAATGGTGTAAGTTTTTTCCTGCTCCACTGCCCCTCGACGGGTAATGTATTTTTATTTGACGGGGGTTTAGCAGCCAAGTTGCAAGGTTCAAGGATCGACGACCTGCGATCTGCGGCCTCATGGTGCGGCGACCTGCGATCTGCGCCTTCTGCGCTTCGCACCTGCGCCCTTGCACGGTGGAACTGCGACCTGCAACCTGCGGACGGCGCGGCGCGTTCGTGACACAACAAAAGCCTAGCTGGTTTACCAGCTAGGCTTGCTGTCCTAGTGTTGATAATATGTGACGTTTTCAACGCTGCGATCCCAGCACATGCGGCAATCGCCGCATTTGCCATCGTTCAATGGCGCGGGGCAAACGTGCCCGACTGTTTTGCTGCCGTGGCTGGCAACTGTGCTGGTATTATTCCAGCCCTTTGACGGTGCGCCGTCTATCATATGTGCGGACATCCGTAATGTGACGTTATCTGGAAGCTTCCTAGTTTTTAAAACGTCACTCCAGATTTTATATTCGCGGCTAGGTATCCAATGTTTTTTATTTGGTGTTGCCTCGCACACGTCTAGAATGTTTAGACCCATCGCGACGCTGGCAACGTCGCCGCTATCAAACCACCTGAACTCTGGCAAGCGCAACGTGTTGAGCACAGCGACCATGCGGGGGACAAAATCAATTGCGTTAAAAAATACCTCGCGCCGTTTCATTGCGTTTTTGACGTTCGGCATGTTATACAAGCCCTTGCATGCATAGCACTCATGACAAGTGCTTCCTTTTATCTTTCTAAGTTTTTGCCCGACGTGACACAGCCATGCCGACCGGCTAATAGAATAGCCTGGCATTTTGGACACATTGGAAAGCATTTTTTTGTCTTCCTTTACCTGCTCCATTTGATACCCCTTCTAATGGTTATATAAGATTATCCCATAAATAAATATATAAAACAACAACAATCTGCGATCTGCGCCCGACCTGCGACCTGCGCCCGCCCGCCGCCGCGCCCGCGTTATTGCAAACAAAAGGCGGCTTGCGCCGCCTTTTATCCCCTTCCGCGCTGTTAACCATACAACAGAGAATCAAGTTGATTATTCCAATGATCATCGTTGGCGGTTTGTAGTGCGTCTATAGTACACATGCCGTCATCGTAGTAGTCGCGCCACAAGGCATCGGGCAAAGCTTCAACGCCCATAGGCCAGCCCAGCCCAGCCAATTCTTTATCACACGCCTTCATAAAATCGTCGAATGTCATGTCTTACCTCCTAAAAAAAGAGCGGCTGTGGTAGGGAGAACACCACAGCCGCCGAGTCGGGCGGGATATTACCCGACCAAACGATAACCCCTCTTAGTGGTTATCGAAACACCGTTTTCGTTACGCAGCCGCCAGATCGAATCGTAGACAGAACTACTAGACAAGTCAGTCATCCGCTCAATAGTCCTGCGAGTAACACGCCCACCCTTCGCATCGCGCAAGACATTTAAAACCATGCGCTTGTTACGCTCAAGGGTGGATACTTTAGGCGATCCAAGTTTCGGCGCACTCTTCACTTTCTTTCCAACGGTCACAGGCTGTCGCACCTCAACCGTTGGTTTACCGTCAGCGACGGTAATGTTAATGATGATATCAGTCATATCTATATCCCTTCATTTGACTGTTAACACTATGGGGAAATCCCATATACCCATCCTAATTATTTTTATGGGCAAATCTATAACTCATTTGGCAAATGTCTTTTGTTAAAAATGCAATAATCGATCTGCGTTCTGCGACCTGCGTCCGTCCGACGCCGCGCCGCGCTTGGTGGAAAGAGAAGGCGGCTTGCGCCGCCTTCGTTCTAGTTTTCAAGGTCATGGTTCCGAAGATCCCAGAGCGCTGCGACCAGACACCAACAGGCGATAATGACCCAGCCGAGCAATACCAGCATTATGATCTCAGTCATGGATCTTGGCCTTCCTGTAGAAAGCTTGCCCGATAGTTTTAAGCTGCTTCAACTCGGACTTGACGAAACCAGCATTTGGGAACTCGTGCCCATCCTGCCGTAAGACCTGCCGTCGCTCCTCGCACAGCTTGTTCAATTCCTGAAGCTGGCCTTCGTCCAGCACTATGATATATCTTTTAGCCATTGTTCATTTCTCCCTTCACATAGTTGTATGCGTCAACGACCTCGTCTGGATACATCCAGTCATACAAGGTGCTGCTGACAAACTTCCCATTGATCTTGAACAGGAATGGAACTTCATCACCATGGGTCTCGTCCTCATAGATGTCGATGCCCTTGATGGTAGCTAGGTGTGCATGTGCCATGGTATCTCCTCCTTCAGACACAGTTGGTTCTTGATAAGATTGTACTACAGGTGGCAACGCAGCATTACCCCCTATCTCAGCAAATGTGTTTTGCTATATTGGCAACAATGGGGTTACTGATTTTGATTGACAAATGACCTTGGCTGTGGCAGCCCCCCCACCCCCTTATATTGTATACAAGCTGCGTACGACTGTGCACAATTTGCAGGGTTGATAAATTCATTCAGCGATATTATCGTTTGGACATGACAGACATCGAAAACTTAGACCTGCTGCCAGAGGAAGTCCTAAAGGAAATCCTGTTACTGGAAGAGCAGCAGAAGCGCCTAGTTACAAGGTCCGAGGCCCAAGATAAGTTTATGTCGTATGTAAAGCATGTGTACGAGGGCTTTATAGAGGGGACCCATCATAGAATCATATCGGAAAAGTTAGAGCGCATTGCGTCGGGTGACTTAAAGCGTTTGATTGTAAACATGCCACCTCGGCACTCTAAGTCTGAATTTGCATCCTATCTCATGCCATCTTGGTTCTTGGGCCGTAATCCCAAGCTCAAGATCATTCAGGCTACCATGAATACGGAACTTGCTGTAAGATTCGGGCGAAAGGTCCGAGATCTGATCGCCGACCCAGTCTATCGGGAGATCTTTCCCAACACGGACCTTAAACCGGATAGCCAAGCAGCAGGTCGGTGGGAGACAAGCGCTGGCGGGGAATATTTTGCAGCAGGGGTGGGCGCTGCAATGACTGGTCGTGGCGCTGATTTGCTTATAATTGACGATCCACACTCGGAGCAGGACGCTTTATCCACGTCTGCGTATGACAATGCGTGGGAATGGTACACATCTGGGCCTCGTCAGCGTCTACAGCCGGGGGGAACCATTATTATAGTACAGACCAGATGGTCAAAAAAGGACATAACGGGCAGGTTACTGACCGCAATGAGCAAGGATTTGATGGCTGACCAGTGGGAAATCGTTGAATTTCCTGCAATTATGCCGTCGGGGGAACCATTGTGGCCTGAATTTTGGCAAAAGGAAGAGCTACTCAAGGTCAAAGCTTCGCTGTCGGTAGGAAAATGGAACGCGCAGTGGCAACAAAACCCTACATCAGAAGAAACCGCTATGGTCAAGCGGGAATGGTGGCAAGAATGGGGCGAGGACGCCATACCAAAGCTAGATTACATCATTCAATCGTACGATACGGCCTACAGCAAGAAGGAAACGGCTGATTATTCTGCTATTACGACGTGGGGTGTGTTTCAACCGCACGAAAACGGCGAACAACACTTGATATTGATAGATGCAAAAAAGGGACGCTGGAATTTTCCTGAGTTAAAGGGTATAGCACAGGAAGAATACGAGTATTGGGAGCCAGAATTGATGCTAATAGAGGCCAAAGCGTCGGGTCAGCCGCTGGCGGACGAGATGCGTATGCTGAATTTACCTGTTGCTACGTTCAGTCCGGGCCGCAAACGCGGTGGTGGGGGCATGGACAAGACAACTCGCATGCATATTGTGTCTCCTATTTTTGAATCCGGTAAAGTGTGGTATCCTGCTGGTGAAAAATTTGCAGACGAGGTCATCGAAGAGATTGCGTCATTTCCTAATGGCGACCATGACGATTTTTGTGATAGTATGACTATGGCCTTGATGCGTTTTCGTCAGGGTGGCTTTATCAGTTTAGACGGCGAAGAGTTTGAAGACGACCCGCCCCCACGCGCTAGAGAATATTATTAATGGCTAGACAACCAACTCCCATGGTTCCTGTGCGTTACGACACAGTCCTTCCAGCTTCCAGAGATCAGATGTCCCGCGACGTAAACGCGGCTAATATGCTTAGTCAGTTGAATGACCCAGAAGCATTTTTGGGTTTCGGTGGACCTCGGACCTCGGTCCTTCCATCTATTGCAAGGATAGCTGAGACGCCAGCCCAAGAGGCGGAGCGCCGTGCACAGGCGGGTGACTTTGCCAAGGGTATAGGTCTTGGCCTGACCACAGACATTGCTGGACTAGCGGGTGACTTGCCTGCCCTGCTATTGAGCGACGCGCCTAAGTTCGCGGCGGCTCTTGCTATGGGCAAAAGCTTTGATGAGATGCCATCAACTGTTTTGGACGAAGGTCTGAATGCAATTCGTGACACTATAGGTTCTGATGCCTTGGCGGGTTACTTGGGTGTGGACGCAGACACGCTAGCCAAGCCCGGTGTTACCACAGGGCGTTTGCTGTCATCTATCGTAGATCCGGTTGTTCTTGGTCGTACTATTAAGGGTCTGTTGAAAGCTAAATCAGGTCGTGCCGCAAAACGAGAAGAGACTACAAGAAACCAGCGTCAGGCGCTTGTTAGACTTACTAATTCACTGACAGTGGGCGATGAAGGTATAGGTACGCTAGTACCAACAGCTAGAGCGGAAGACGTAGATGCAGATGCTTTGGCAGCGATTATGCCAGATGAAATGCCAACAGTTGATGAGGTTATTGGTAACCACACATATGACATAGACCAGTTTGGTAATCCCCTACAACGGCAACAGTTCGGTGCCTTGACTGAAGATGAGTTGTTGAGGCAGGCAACATCAAGGCAGGCTGATATAGACGGCGCTCGGCAACGCTTGAATGAAGCTCTTGCAGATCCTGATGTAACAGAAGAAGCCAGAATGATTGCTGAAGGTGAAGTTCTTTCACATGAAGATTATTTAAGGCAGATCCAGAACGAGCTAATAGGTCGTCGTGACGGTCACATTACGCAGCTTACTCAAGAGGAAGTTGATGTGTTACCTATGCCCGAAGAATTTGAACCGCCTGCTGCTCTCATGGATCAGATTGGTGAGCAAATAGATCAGGCGGCGTTTAGTCGGGGTGCCCCTGAAGAGGTGAGTCAGGATGAGCTAGTCCCACTTGATGTTACTGATACAGATGGTAACCCAATACCAGAGGCCACCTTTGCTGGTCAGCCGGGTGGTATTGGTGCTTTGGACGAAGCTGCCCCTGTTTATGGCCTGCGTGGTGTGCGGATTGGTGCGTCCCCCGATGAGTACCTTGGTACAGTTGACCACACTACACCAACAATGGCTAACTTCTACAACTTCATGGGTCACAATAACGGCAAGACATATGCTAAAAGGGCTGCAAAAGACGGAACCATGACAGGTGACCAGTGGCTTTCTGCTTTAAGACAAAACGCAGCGAACAGACAAAACGTAAAAGCCGTTGGACCAGAAATAAAGAATTCAGAGTTTGAACGTATTTTAACTGAAAGCAAAGATAAAAGATTCAGCGCGGAAGATGTCCGCAGACTGTTGACAACACGCTTGCCGCAGACAAGGTCAAGAGTGTACTTAGAGAGTAGGTTCCCCGGTGGAAGAGCGGAAACGGATCCTTTCGGTAGTAGAGGTCCAGCGCACTTAAATGCTCAGTACAGGCAGGAAGATTTAGATGCTGCAATAGATAAGGGTGTTTTGATATTTAGCAATACAGCCCCGACAATCGACGTACCCGGTTTTGGTCGTCAAAAGCCAAGGGCTGTCCATGATTATTACGGTGCTTATCCGGGTTACTATGGGCATGTTCGCTTTATTATCGTCGAAGGCGTTGATGGTAAGAGATACTTACAACTAAACGAAATACAATCAAACTCAGTTAGCAATCTGGCTAGTGGGTCTAGGTCAGGCACTCGTATTAATGATTTTGGCGAGTCAAACCCGTTTTATCGTAAAAGCCTAGAGGATAGACTTGATGGTTTTGCTGGTCGCGGGGAAAGTGCGGTTGATGAGAGTATCCGTGTTCCATATACACCAGAAGTACACGGATTGATGCAGAAGTATCAAGACCTAATGCCGGAATCTATAAAAAAAGAAAAAAGTCTGAGCGCAGAAATAGACCAACTAGAAAAAACAAACACTCAGCTAGAAGGCCGATATGCGACTAAAAACCTGCCGTCACGACAGCTTGATGAATTTAGTGAAACAGGAACGAAGCTAAAGTATGCCAACACAATACTATCTATGGCGTCCGATCCAAACATAATGGCTAGATTGGCGGCAAGAGCAGGAGATCTGGGTGAATATGTCGGAGACGCAACTACACGAGCTAGATCAGAGATACAGACAAACATCAGTGATCACTTAGATGCTCTGGGGGAAACAGCATCTCCAGATCAAATAGAACATATCCTAGACTTGATGACCCGCGTCGCAAGAAGCGTTAAAGGAGCGTCAGAAGGCAGCATGCCAATGCTTTATTCAAGAGTAATGAAGCAAAAAATTACGGGTTCAAATGACCCATTTCCTAGAACTCGGGATATCAAGGATAGATTAGAGTCTTTGTCACCAGATCAGCTTGCTTCAGTTCTGATAAGAGACAGGTTAATAGATGACATAGCTCAGTCTGAAACCACAAAAATGCAAGCTATACTTTCTAACAACCCTAAGTTTAGGGATGCAGTTACTTCTCTTACCCCAGATGAGCTA